GAAAGGAGTGATGCTGTTGTCATGTACGTGGATGCTATGAGATTTGCATGATGAAATGAATGACAATGAATAAATCTACCATCAATGACAAATCCACATCGTACAGTTCCAACCCCAAGCCATTCGATGTCGGTGAACATGATTTGCGCTTTGCTAATGTCTAGAGTAATTTTAGATGGACTCGACGTTACATTACCTAGAAGTGTATCGATATTCCAATTAGCTTGTGCAACTCGCGTCTCGCCTAGTGTTCCGCTAACATAATTTCTTTCTACAAAATATAGATTAGATCCGTCAAGTTCTAGATATATTCCGTTGTTTGCACCAAAATAACCAACTCTCTGACGCAAATTTGTTTGTGCAGGATTAAGGACAAACGTGTTTAGAAGCTGAAGGGACTTGCCTGGCTGATATGAAAATACTTTCGTCGTTTCACGAATAATTTCAGCATTCGCAGTTGTAGGTAAAGTCAAATTTATTAAACCAGCATTTGAATCAAACGCAACTGTAGTTCCGCTGGTGTTTGATGTCGCCCATAATCCATTATCATTATATCTATGTGAAGAATCAAACAATGTTAATGGCGTAGAAACTCTTGAACGTCCAAATGCATCAACAGCCATACCTGAAGGATTGCCTCCCGGAATAACATTCCCATACATATCTGAAGTTAATTGAACTTCATAGATTGTCTTATTTGCACCCCAAAATTCATGCGTATCAATTCTATATTGAGTCATCCATATCTCCAAGATTACTCAATATTTAGTCTTTCTTAGTGGCTAGCCTATCAGCAATTGAATAAAACATCTCAGCAGTAGACTTATGACCCATAAAATTAACATACATTCCTTGAACTACTGCTAAAAGGGATCCATTTATAGCTAAAAACTCTTCTTTTGTTTTTGCTTTATTCAACAAATCTTGCGCCTCATTCATCGTATTACGCATCAATTTTTCCAAATTTTCCATTCAATACTCCTAGATTCTTGTATGTCTTCTTTAACAATCTTTTCATCACAGGATGATGATTCTCAAATTGTCTTTTGTATATTTTCAATGTTTGAGAATTGTCCCATCCATATCTATGCACCTCAATGGCAATGTCATAGGAGTATGCGTCGATTTCATCCCTCTCAGCCAAATATTGCTTTTCCTTGCTACCCGTTCGACACATTGAAAATGAATTAGTAGATAGCTCATCCCTCTTCAAATATTGCTGATGATGTACGTATTCGTGTTGTATCGTTTGAGCAAGATAAAACCTAAACTGGTCTGGATCTTTTATGGTTATCATTCCTTTACTTTTTTTCGGAATGATAAGTAAGATTTCTATCTTTTGTAATTCTTCAATATAGAATCCTGCGATGGTATAATCTTCATTATTCAGATTACATGTTCTTTCTATATTGAACTTTACATTATCAAATAATTTTGACACTCTCTTCTTCAACTCAATAACTTTTGTCTCCCCTTTTGGAATGTCTATACCATTGAGAAGAAGAATGAGAGTGTCAAAAATAAACATATTATTCTAGAAAGAAATTAGGAGTAAATCCATCAAAACCACCTCCAGACATGAGATGCATAACCATAGAAATTGCATCATCCTCAAAAAGATATTCAGAAATAACTTGATTGGTTTTCGTCTCAATTACATTCCATGTAAAAGAATCATCGTTCTGTTGAACAAGTTCATAATAGTAGTTTTCAATTGCCATATTACACCTTCAAGCCTGAGTTTTTGAATTTACTTTTATCGAATGAAGAGTTTATTAACTTGCTTGCAGTAGCATCATCAATTCCTTTCCGTTGCCCCGAATCTTGAATGTCATCTTGTGCAGATTGTTCAACATCATACAAACGCATCTTTGCACGATCAATCCCCAAAACAAATCTCTTGTTTGCTGTTGGATCATTATATCGGTTCTTCAACTGCTTCACCATGATCTGATTCAATGCTTCCAACTCTTCAGTAGAAATCAAAGCTGCCATGAAATCTGCTGTCGCAGGAAGACCAAACGACTCTGAAGTATCAGTCAACTCAACATCCGTACTAGCAAAGCCAGATCTGGTTGTCTGTGTAGCCGACACAATTGGTACCTTGAACTCAACTGCCAACCCACGAAGTTCTTCGGCAATTGCCTTGATATAAGTGTACGAATTGATATTTGATCCTGGCTTTACTCTAGCAGAACAGCAAATATTCAAGTAATCAATGAATATTATATCTGGACGAAAACTCTTTTTCAACATCAATTCATTCAACAATGTTCTAAAATGAGTGGTACTTGCCGATGCAGTCGGATATTCCTTGATGATCAACTTTCCAACTGTACTACGACGAACCTTCTCAACCTTCTTATCATATACATCTTTAGGTAGAGAAGACAAATCATCAAGAGTTACATTAAGTAGATTTGCATCGATACGTTCTGCAATCTTTTCTTCAGCCATTTCCATGGTGACATATAGAACATTGTACCCCTGCACCAAACATGCTGATGCAACATGGCACATGAACAAACTTTTCCCGACCCCGGTGCCTGCCATGAAAATATTTAAAGTTTTTGCTGGTAGACCGCCCTTCGTAATCTTGTTCATGAAATCAAGATCAAAAGGAATCTTCTTTTCCGTCTTATGATAAAAATCATATCGGGCATCTGAGTCATTCAAATAATCATGACCGACATGACTATCAAAGCTGACTGCGAGTGCATCGGAAAGAATTTGAGGAATGGCACCCTTGTCTTTTGTAGACTTAGAGTTTTGATCAAGAATACCAATCGATTCAAGAACAGCATTATAAATGGCTTTCTCTTGACAAAACTTCTCGGTCTTATCAATCAGCCACTGCTGCTCGCTCTTCTCTTCCTTGATATCTTCAATGGTACCAATTACATTGATTGCAGACTTGATTTCTTCTTCCTTGAGATTAGGAAGATTGTTGATGTTGATATGAAGAGCCTCTAGAGTCGGAAGAGCATTGTATTGCAGAATGAATTCTTTTACATGCTGGAATACAAGTTTCTCCGACCTATCGGTGAAGTAGGAATCATTTAGAAACGGTAGAACCTTTCTTGCGTACTCTTCGTTTTGTGTCAGGTTCTTCAATATGGTTGTCTCCAGTCTCTTCATGCTCTTTCGCCTCTCTTTCTATACCAGCGATTATGATCGCATTCAGGATTGCGCCAAGCGTATCCGTGAATTTTTGATTGTCCCGAAGTTTATTCGGATCATGTTTACCTGGAGTTATTATATCATAGTCGAAGTCAATTGTATATGTGCCATCTGCATTTTCCTTGTCAGCCACGCTAACTTTTCCAAATCTAAATGACACGCCCTTGTATTTCCCAGTAAGAATCTTTAGAGCCACCATCCTACCGTCGTTTTTATTATTATGGTCGGGATCAATATCAAAATCCTTGTCGATGACCATAGTTTTCTTGAATAACTTACTGATCGCTTTCGTCACCATCTTCTGTCACCTTTGTCTTGCCATACAAAAATTCATTTTTGCAATGTTCGTTGATTTGATCAAGAATCTCCTGAGTGAAATACTTCTCCGGATTCTCTAGAATGTTCTTTTCGAACAACTTGGTTCCATTCGGCAGCTCAAGACGAGTAGATATTTTCTTGATGATACCAAACTTCAACGCAAGATCCAGTAGTCCATAATACTTGTCAACACCCGTCTCATAGCGAAGAAGCGTCTCGACAACCTTATCTGCAATCGTCAAACGGCTCTTTTGTAGCTTGCACTTGACGATGTTGCCAACAACCTCGTTGTCCACCTTTTCCTTCTTCTTTGAAAGAAAGACAATCGTGGATGCTGCATATTCAAGACCCGAACCGCCGCCCATCTTTTTTGTCGGAATATAACTATTGTGTGAAACAGTACCATCACTCAAAATGTAATGATGAGCATCTGAAACTTCAATATCATACACTTTAGTATCTTCTTGTGTTATTTTTGTCACACTCTTTATTTTTTTACCCATAGTCATTATACAAATCCTTTCTAAAAATAAATAATCATATGTATGAGATAGTGGAGACTAAAATGAAAAAACATAAACATCATATTATTCCCAAACACGCTGGAGGGTCAGACGATCCGTCCAATATTGTTGAACTTACAATATTGGAACATGCCGAAGCACATCGCATATTGTGGGAAAAATATGGACGAATCCAAGACAAGATAGCATGGAATATGTTA